AACACGTTCAAACCTATCTATAAGTTCTTTGGTTATTGACTGTGCTCCAAATTGGCTAACTAGTTTATTATAGTCTACTTGTCCTTCTACTTTAAATGGATCAACTATCATTATATATTATATATAGTGGTACTTGCTATTAAATAGTTTATATATCTTATAAATTTGATATATATAGCTTTTAACTGATTTAACTATATAAATAAACATATATTAAACCGTAATAAATTTAGTTTATAGTTACTTAAAACAGTATAGTATATATATATATATATATATTATGACATATAGTAAAGAAGATATATATTATTATTTACCAGCAAAAATAGAAGATAAGCGTTATTGTATTGTTACTATAACTTTAGCTGAAAACGCTGTTACAGACCTTAATAAGGAAACTGTTAATAAAGACAGAACACTATATACATCGGACAGTATTTTAGTATTCTCTATTGAAGATTTAGAAGGAAATAGGCATAATAAAGCTTTTTCTATCTGGACCTATTTTCAACCATCTATATATATTCCAGATGGAATCGTAAAAATAGATAATAGTAGTATAGATAATGATAAATTAGATAAGGATAAGATATTATTTTTTCAAAATAAACAATCTTGTATAGATTATTTAACACCAGTTCCATTAGATGGAGAAAGACTAACCTACCATTACCATACTAATGGTAGTATTAGGTCAAAAGAATATTATAAAAATGGTAAACCTAATGGTAAATTAATATTTTACTATGATAATGAACAGATTTTTACAGAACAAGATTTTATAGATGGTTTAAAAAATGGATATTCTTGTATTTTCCATAAGAATGGCACAAAACAAATAGAGAGCACCTATAAAGATGATATATTAGATGGCCAATATGTAGAATATTATGATAATGGAGTAAAAAAATCTGAATTAACCTATATTAATGGTAGTAGAGAAGGAAAAAGAAATCAATGGTATGATACAAATACTATATGGGTAGAGGAATTATTTATTAATAATATAAAACAGGGTTCTTATAAAGTATACCATCCAAATAGTAAATTATGGGTAGAGTGTAATATAGTAGATGGTGAAAGAGATGGTATCTATAAAGAATATAATATAGAGGGATATTTAGAAAAAGAAACTAAATATCAAAATGGTAAAAAAATTGGATTAGAACAGTTATATAATGAACAAGGTAAAATAATATCATCTAATAGCTATAGTTAATATATTTAAAATAAAACATAATTCTTATATTTTAAATATTTATTCTAGTATTTTTAAACACCATATGGAGTAAACATTAATAATTCATTATTATTTTTTAATTGTGTACGACCACCATTAGCTGGTTGATATGCCCATCTTTCATTAGAAGATAATGTATAGATAATACCATCAGCAACAATAGGTGGAATAGCAGAACTAGCATACATTGGAAGTCTATGAATTAAATGACCATCAGTTGAGTTTAACATAGTTAATGGACCACCTTTATCACTAACCAATACCATATTAAAACCTAAGAGACCACCCTGGACCATTAAACCACAAGAATTAATTTCACCTGGGAATGAGTTATCTAAACAATATGCCCAACAATCTACATTATTTGTAGATTCATTACCAGATAAATCGGTTCCATTAACAATACTTTTAGCATTATAACCAAAAATAACTGGTTGGTGACCCTCTACTGTTATATTGATACCATTTGGTTGATATGGTGTCTTATTTTGGTCTTGCCATTGGAAGCCATCTGTTTTTGCTCCAAAAACTACACCATAAACTTGAGAGTTTGAGTTACCTTTTAATACAAATATATGATTATTAGGGTCATAAGCAATACCTGCTAATGCCTGGAAACCATCGTGTGGTCTTAACATATCTCTATATTTACAGTATTCAGTATTATATGGATAAACAACGCCTGATTTGATACCTGTGCTATCTGTAGTTGCTGAACTAACATCTAAAGAGTTCATTTTAGTATAATCTAATATAAAACAACGAGACTTATTAGCACAACAAATAAACTTTCTTAAATTACCACTATTATCTGGAATATTAGCAATTACAGCACCAATAGCACAATCGTTGTTTGGACCATTAGGATGATAAACAAATGCTTTAGCACCTGTAGTACCAATAGTAATTGAATGGTCAGTAATATCTACAGGTTGTGATTTAAATGCCCAGTTTAATTTACCAGTAGCTACACTATTAGATACAATACAATCAGACACATTACGATGATATCTATCTGAAAAACCTAATTTATGAACATTATCAATCTTTTGCCACATTATTCTTGTTTGTTCATTATAGTATTGTTTAGCTGCTAATTCACCATCAGCCATTCTCTTGAATGAAGTTTGACCACTTAGAGATACACCATTTTTAGAACCGTCAACAACATTACTCTCTTTTAAGAAAGCTGGCCAACCATAGGTTAATGGATTAAGAGCATTTGGACGCAAGTTTTTATACATTCTATATTCATCATCGTGTGGATATCCAGAGTTATTACCAGTACCATAAATAACACTATCAGTTTCTGGGTCATAAGTAATACCACCATAAATACCAGGACCATAGTAGTTTAAGTTATAAGCTTCATCAGCATCTAATTTTTTAACACCTATTTGTGATTTATATAAAATCTTAACAATAGGTTGACCTACCATTTGATTACCAGATATATCAACTGTTGCTGCTGAACCATCACTAACAAAGTTAAAACTAGCATCAACATAATCATATCTACCAGAAACTTTGTTTAAAGATGTGCGTTTTACAGTATATGTGCCAGATATATCAAATACATCACCGCTAGCAAAGGTATATGAACCAGTTAACCAACCATAATCTTTATCAGGAGCATCATTTTTGATAACAAAATCATATCTACCACTAGTCTTTTCTGCTGGGGTAGTGCCATTTGCCATATAACCAGTAGTTGAGTTAGCAGAACCATCACTAAAGGTAAAACCATGTTTTAATGGATAGTAAATACGACACTCGTTTTGTAAAGAACGGTCATCATTTCTAGCAAAGGAATCTTTTGATAACTTCTCACCGCCCTTAAATGTAGCAGGAGCAGTAGCAAAGTCCCAAGCTAAAGTAGCAGAAGAACCATTATCAGTATAAGCCATTAAATGACCAGTAGAAGTATAATAGTTAAATAATTTTTCAAAAGTATCTAGTGTAATTGCTGGATATTCCCAACCTGCGGTAACACCTACAATAACCATAGGTTTAGAACGAATATCAGTAGTTGGAGCACCAGGTTTAGCTGGAATAACAGTTAAAGTTCTATTTAAATAACTTGCTGTTCTTAAATTAGGATTATTGGAATTTATTTCTGGAGCAGTTAATGACACTGGTCTAGTTAATACTCTCCATACCTTTTTAAAGTCTTTTGTCATCTTTGTTACAGAATGATATTTTGAACCATCACCAATAACATATAGATAATCACCGTGCATATGTAATGGACCACGAGCTATATCATCTCCTAAACCTGTCCAAGATTCAATATCTGTAGTAGATACGCCTGTTACTTGTCCCATAGGAACAACACTAACAATTTCACCAGTTTTTCTATCCTGTTTTACAAATAATGAGGTTCCTCTTGGTCCTGGAGAATTTTGAAAGATAGTTCTCCATATTCCACTCATTTCACCGCCCTGAGCATTCATTGTTGTTGGGTCTAAACTATATGATAGAGATACAATATGATATGCATATTCTAAATCACAAACACCGTGAAATGGAACTTGTGCGCCTTCTATAGGTAATGCGTTATGTTTAAAAAGTTGATATGAACCAACTGAGAATTTATCTAATGTGCTTTTAGAGTCAACTGGTTGAAATCTATAATTAGTGTGGTCAATAGTATAACCATTACTAACTTCTTGTTGAAAACCTTTCTTCTTATATACAAAACACTCTGGGGAAGTGTTTATTTTAGCTTCTAAAGCGTCAATTTTCTGTAAAAGTTGAGTTGCCATTATATATATATATATATATATAACATAATTATTTTTTTAAATTGTCGTTTTTTTTAAACTATATCGCCTGCCCTAAAGAAATTAGTCCTTCCTTGTAGAAAATCCTAAAGAAATTAGTCCTTCCTTGTAGAAAATCCTAAAGAAATTAGTCCTTCCTTGTAGAAAACTCTAAAGAAATTAGTCCTTCCTTGTAGAAAACTCTAAAGAAATTAGTCCTTCCTTGTAGAAAATCCTAAAGAAATTAGTCCTTCCTTATAGAAAATCCTAAAGAAATTAGTCCTAAATTCATCAAAAACAGTATAATTATGCGACCAGAGGTTATTATATATAATTTTGATAAATTTAGATTAAACTCTATGCGTATAATAACATTTATTTATATGGATATTGAACTATAAAATAATTTTTCTCTTAATATATATATATATTATAATGGCAGCTAGAATATTAGCACAAGTTACTGCTATGCAATCACAAATAAATAACTTAAATAGCACGGTTAACACTAATAATAGTAGTATTAGCACAGTCACTTCAACCTTATCTAATGTTAATAGTTCATTAGGTAATGTAAACAATTCACTAAGTTCTGTATATAATACTCTAGGTGGTGTTACAACTGGTGTAGATACTTTAAACACAAATACTAATACTATTGCTAATAATGTTAGCACAATTAAATCAAATGTTAATAGTATATCTGGAAATGTTAATAGTATATCTGGAAATGTTAATACAATTTCTGGCAGTATATCTAATGTTGGTTCTACATTAAACAGTTTGAGTAATAGTGTATTATCTAAAACAGACTTAACTAACTTAAATAATGTATTAGAATTTGTAAAAAATAATACAAATATTAGTGTAGATAACTTAGAAATATTAAAAAAAGATATGTTAGAATCCTACCTAGATACTATCAATACTAAATCAGTGCTAGATGATTTTAAATTAACCTTAGATGTGTTAATGGATGATATTTCTAAGATAAAAGCATCATTAAATATTAACTAGATGAACATTTATTAGAATAAACATACTTTTAAAGTAAATTTAATAAACCTAGTTATATATCTTATAAATTTGATACATATATCTTTTATAAAGCCTTCAAATATAATATAATGAATATAGCTAAAAAAGATATATTGTTTATGTTAGGCAGTGGGGCTTCTGTTGATTCTGGATTACCCACCTATAGAGGCCCAGAAGGTATTTATACAAGTAGTTATTTAGACCCTGAAGATTACTTTTCTAAGATAAATATAGCCACTGATATAGATAAAGTCTGGGATTTCTTCAGGCCACTTTATAAACAAATAGCCGGGGCTATCCCTGGGTCTACCTATACTAAACTAGCGGAGGTCTTAGAAAAGCATCCTAACAGTACTATAATCACCCAGAATATAGATGGCTTAGTACAACAAGCCGTAACTGGTGTTCCTATCATAGAAGTCCATGGAACCAGTAAAACCATGACCTGTATGAATAAACACTGTATAGCTAAACATAGTATAAACATAAATAAACCAGAATGTAGTTGCGGTTACTGGTGTAGACCTGATATAGTTTGCTATGGTGAAAACTTAGACCCTAAGGTTCTTAAAGATTGTTTTATCCAGTCTAAAAAGGCTTATAAATACGTTATTATAATAGGAACTACGGTTCAGTTCAGTTACCTGGTCGCATTTATACACAATGCGAAAAGAAGAGGTGCCAAGGTAATCCACATTAACCCAGATAGTGACTATGGACAGACTATAAAAAAAAAAGAGACTTGGATAAAAGCTACTGCTTTTGACGGTTTAGTCCAATTTATGGAAAACTATGATATATAAGGTTTATGGATATCTAAACATAGGAATACTTTTAGTAATTTTATCATATCCATTATAGATATAGTTTGCTTTTCTAAATAGATTTTCTGATTCTAGGCTATCGCAAAAACTGGTGGTTTGTTCTTTATTTTTAAGATAGAGAAGTATTTTATACGCATAGTTATTACGTCTATATTTATCAAACGTATATATATAGTCTAGAATATAAGGGTCCCTATGCTTTCTGTCTGGGTCAAAGTCACACTTAGACAATAATACTATACTCACTGTGTTTATTTTATCTACTAACATATAGCATTTTACTGTTCTAGTTTCACTTAACCATCTATAGATTATATCACTATCTACATCAGATTCTAAATTTAATGTTTCTATAGTTTTAGTTATAATGTTTTTAGCATTATTATTTGTATATAGTTTAATTTCCATATTTATAAATTCTACCATATTGAAGTTAAACTTGATATTTATATCAAAATTTGATAATATCTATAGATACATCTTTATATAAATTAACTATTATGCCTAAAAATATTATATTAGTTCACGAAGGAGATATAGAACGTGTTATAGTAACCTATAATGATAATGACTATGAAATACCATACTTAAAACTAACCTTAGCTAAAGACCTTGCAGAAGGAACGGCTATAATAATTGGTTACCAGACAGAAAACTTTAACAATCCACTATATATACCAAATAGAAATGGCTTTAGGTTTATAGATACTATACCTATAAATGAATTAGAGTTTAATATAGATAGTTTAGAGTTTACCTTAGCTAACACTACTACCTACAAAATAAAACTATTAGACTATGGAACAGCAAGATTTTATAAATGGCTCTAATATAGTATATCTATATCATCTTTTTTATTGACCACTGTTTCTTCTATTATATCTACTAAAAGGTCATCGGCACTAATACTATCTGCTCTAATGAATCCAGAGATACTAGGTTCACTATTATTACTATTTTTTTCATATTGTATTTCATTTGGTAACTGGTTAACTAAGCTTTTAAATTCTTCACTGCCTTCTAAATATACTATACCATTGCTAATAATTTGTTTAGGTTTACTATTTATTGATTTATGGTTTACATTGTTTTTTGTAGCTATATCTACTTTAGATGTAGATTTAGCCAACTCGCTATCTAAATACTTATAAGTCATATAGTCACCTAAGTATAACATAGCTATATCAAATAATAATGCCATAGCTAAGTTAAAATATGTTAGTGGGCTAGCACTAAATGGCGATAGATAATATGGCCCTAAGCATACAAGTACTGCTATAGATATATTTACCAGTGTTCCTAATAACGATATTTTAAAAGCATCCCAAGGTTTGGTCACTACATACCATAGAGTGAAACAGTCTGGTTCTACAGCTATAGCATCTAACTGCTCCCTATTACTATTTATAAGTTGATGGAACGCAAACCTAATAGTATTATGGAAAACTAACCCTGGAATTATCATTAGCAATACTATTAAAAATGCTGGATATACTGGGTCTAACCCACCGATACTTGCGACCAAGAATATATAGTTCTGGTTTACAGTCAGTCTAGGTTCTGTCCTCTTAGCCCATTGACTAAGACGACTAGTTTCAACATTGTTATTATTAGAAATCATTTTATAATAAAACACAATCTTTGCGCAGACACAATCAAAGTTTTTATTTAAGCAAATCCAGGTCTTCTTCTGTCTTAATTCCTAAGTAATCCTCTAAGAAACTATTGTTTTTCTTATTAGCATCAATAACTACTAAGAAAGCCATTTTGTGTGTAGACCCATATTCTTCTGTGGTTAGCCAGGTAGATAGCGTGTGGGTAATAATAGAGGAGAAATGGCGACCGTTGGCTATAAATTCACACACTCTATCTATAGCGTCTATAATAACTAAAGACTGCGGGGCCTTAAAACTCTCTGTTAATAATCTATTTATTTCATTGGCTTTAGCGGTATCGCCCTGAATATGTAGCAATTGTTTAGCACAGATGTATCTAATATGACCAACATTAGATTGCTTAGCCAGGGTAGCCGCATCATTTAAACTATATAATATGCTATAGCTTTTAGTCTTAATACTATCACCAGAATAGAATTCCACCAGGCTATTATAAGTATCTACCATGTAACTTGATACCTCATCTCTATCATCTGTGGTAATTATCATCTTATCTAATAGATTATCTGGAACCCCAAAGTTAGGAATAACCTTAGCAACAGCTTGTTTAAAATAGTCTTGGTGTATTACTATCTCCTCTAATTTAGATTTAGTCTCGCTATTTTCTAAAATTGCGATAGAAACCGCGTTTTTAACTATGGACTCAAGCTCAGCACCTGTATAGTTTGCTGTTATACTGGCTATCTCTTCCAAGTCTACATCTTTGGCCAATCTACTACTTTCCCTTAGTTTCTTAGTATGAATATTTAAAATCTGGATTCTGCCACTATAGTCTGGTAAACCCACCTCTAACTTTAACTCTAATCTACCAGGTCTAGTTAATGCCTTATCTATAACTTCTGGTATATTAGTCATACCTATCAAGAACACATTAGGTGTAGAGTCCACACCATCTATCTTAGTTAACAACTGGTTTACGACACCGTCCGTAAGAGAATTTGGGTTAGACCCACGGCTCTTACATATAGCGTCGATTTCATCAAAGATAATGACATGGAGCTTAGCCCTGTCTCCATTGGTCTTATAGTCTTCTTCAGCATCTTTAAATAAGTCCCTAATCTTTTGTTCACTAGAACCTACATATCTATCAAGACACTCTGGGCCATTTACTACTTTGGTCACACCAGCACCAATGAGTTCGCTTAGCGCCCTAGCTAAACGTGTTTTACCACACCCAGGAACACCATAGAGTAAAAGTCCTTTAACGTTAGTGATACCCATCTCTTTCACTATAGATGCGGGAAGTAGCCTAGTAGCAAATGTTCTTCTGAAATCCTCTAAGAATGAACCGTCTAATCCACCAACTCCAATCTGTTCAAATGAGAAATCTGGGTCTAGAATTTTAGCAAGTGAACTAACCTCTTCTACTGGTTCCTCTATTACAAGGTACTTAGGATTACAGTTCTCTATGGAAAAGTTAGTAATCTCTCGGTCTATATAGTAGTATTTCATGTCTTCATATTTAACAAACTTGTTTATTTTACATGATAATGTAGTACCTAGGTAGTCTAATACATAGGTTAATCCTCTATGAGCAAACAGATTATCTAGAGACTTATGTAGAAGTTTAACTAAGGTTTCCTTAGTGATTTCTACCTTAGTTTTCTTTGTCATATATATTTCTAAAGATAGATTAGGGGTAGGTAGGGCCTGGGGCATTAATGTATACCACTTAACTTTGTCTAAGCTATCACCTATACTAACATTTAAGAATTGTCTATAAATAGCTCCCATACCTAATTCATCTGTAGCAAAATCGTGGCTACATTCTAGTTTAAAAATATGTCCATTAATATCTATATAGTTATATGGCTGTTTATCTATGGACGCATAGATAGCATTTGTATATGCTCTAGTATTATTTCCTATACTTACAACTTTCATATTATTTTTTATATAAGAAATTGCTATATGTGTTTATAAGGTTTCAAAATTTATAAAACATTTATAAGACTATTCTAGTTTAGTAGTATATAGGATTATTTAAAGATAGCCCTATAGGTATATCTATATACTATTCTAATCTAATGATTTCTAAAGATACCCAAGAAATATTGGTAGCCTATCTATCTACCGCTATAGAATGTTATAAGGTTTTTATAGCTTGTCTTTTTTCTATATTTGTCCCACAATACTGTCCTGAAACTGGCCAAACATGTACTATTAAGGAAAACTTTACAGACTTAACTAGATTTAATGAGTTTGTTATAGCTTTTAACTTTTTAAACCTAGGGCTATTTATCTATCTCTATTATTGCCAGAATAGTAGAGAGACATATTTTATTACGCATTTAGAGGCTAACAAAAGTATTGCTGATAATGGATTAAAAGAAAGTTTAAAAGAAAAAGTCCACATTATGGAAAGAGTAACTCAGCATAACAACAACTACCTTAGAGTTGTTAAGGCTACTATGGCAGTTTTCTATATTAATGTGGTATTTTCCTCAGTTTTAATATTCTATTATTTCTATGATGGATTCCGTAGTGTAACTGTATTAGTAACAAATGTATTGTTAGTTAGCCAGAAGTTATACCAGACTTTAACAATAGCATCTACTAGTTGTAACTTAGAAACACCTATGGCACTATCTACAACACTTTTAGAACCAGTGAGCTATAATGATATAGATAAAAAATATGCTAATGATAGAAGAGGTTCAACTGAACTATCTGTAGCACCAACTATAAATAAGGAAGAAGTAGAAGTAAAAACAGCATAGTGAGTCAGCTTAATAGAGCTTTTCTAAACAGTTCTATTAATAACTTCTTTGGATTATCATCTACTAATACTTTTAAAATGTTTTCTATAGCTTTATCATTAAATGTATATGAGAAATCGCTATTTTCATGTATGTTTTGTTCTATATAACTATTTTCTATGTTATGAGTATTATCTAAGTGATTACATACATTATTAGTTATATCATTTACTATAGACTCGCCATTTTCTATGTTACTAACGACATTATTATTACTGGCATAGGAGCAAAATTTATTTTCATGTCTAACTCGAGAGTTATATGATCTAAATTCCTTATTACAAAACTTACATGTTAGTATATTTGTTTTTCTAGTTAAATTATTATTATTACTATATTTGTGTGTTACTATATTGTTATTAGTTGAGTATTTTTCTATATATTTATAATATAGGTTTTCGTCCATATTACGTAATACCTGTTTTAATACATTATCGTCTGGTTCATTTATAACTTCTTTTAAGACAGTTATTGGAACATTTAACTCTATTGGTTTACATATTTTTTCTCTATTATAGTGACTTAATAGCCTCGATTTTCTATCAAATACATGTCCACATCTAACACACTTGTGTTCTTTAATATTATTTACTATAGACATAGAAATACTATTATTTTTAGATAAACAATTTTTAATACATATATTTAATACTAGTCCTATAAACTCTTCTATATTATCTACTTTAAAATATTCTATACCATAGCTCTTATCTTGTTGAAATCGTTTTTTTAACTCAGTTAAAACTATTTTTTCAGCAGTTTCGGCACAATCAACTTGAATCATAGAGATCAATATACTTTTTGAACCATAACTAGCTATTCTATTTTTAGGTCCAGCCGTTGTCATTCCCACTTTATAAACGTTATCATTTTTTTGTATAGATTCAGCAGTTTTTATTATATAAATATAATTAGACATTCTAATATAGATATTTAGTTATATAAACTTTTAATTAATTATTTCTACATTAATCAAAATTTAATAATATAGAATTAATTAACTTAGTATCTACCTACTATAATATATATTATATATTAACATTTGAAATAACTATTTTAATATATTATCATGTTTGTTCATTAATTCTGCTAAATCTCTTACTTCTTTTAACTGGTTATTTTTATAATTAGTACACTCCATTGTTTCAAATTCCCTTAATAGAGTCTTATCCCTGTCGCATCCAAATTCATCTATCATTTTCTCTGTTTTACTATCTTCAGTGACTATGTTTGTATGGTCAGTAATAAATGTTAGTATCTGTCTAACTTTATCATAGTATGTTTCTGCTTTCGAAGCATATATCCAATTATCAGGTAGTTTTTCCAGAATCTTTACCAAGTTAGACTTTGGATTAATCATCTTAAATGTTTTATTTTCAGGATGTTGTTTATTAAAGAAAGCTGTTCGAAATAGTTCTGTAAAAAACCTTTTTGGATTATTATCTGCTAGGCGTCCCAGGCCATCTCTAATGCTTGTATTATTAACAATATACGCAAAATCTTCATTTCCATATGTGTTTTGATTAATAGTAACATTTGTATTATTAGTGTTGTTAAATGTATTATGTGAGTTGCTGTTGTTATTAATAGTATTGTTAGTTATGTTAGTATTATGAGAGTTACTATTAGTATATTTATTATGGGTATTATTACTAATATGTTTACTAGAACTAATAGTTTTGTCTAGTTTATTTTTTAAATCACATATAAAAGAGGCATCATTTGTAATTATATCTAATAGTTCCTCTCTATCTACTCCTTCTAAGAAGTCTTCAATACATGTTTCATTAATGATAGTTTCATCGTTATTATTTTCAATAGTATCAACTTCACTATCACTAATAGAATTATCAGTTGTATCACTATTATTATTTGTACATCGATATTTTTCATGTCTGATTCTAGCACTATATGAACCAAACTGTTTAGTACAAAATCTACATATTAAAATCTGTGTCTTTTTATGAATATTTGACATATTAGAAATATTTACTCTAGGGAGGGTACTATTAGTAACGTTTTTTTCTAAAACGGCCCGGCCGTTTTGGCCGATCGGCCCGTCCGGTATATATTTTTGGTCACATAATTCCGGCCGTTTTTTCAATAGATTTTCCAAATATTTACAGTATAGTTCATAACTTATGCCCTGTAACTTGTGTCTTAGTAGGTTATCATCTGGTTGTTCTAAAACCTCTTTTAAAACACCTATATCAATGTCTAATTCAATAGGTTTACACACCCTTTCCCTATAATAATGTCGTTTTAGCTTACCTTTCCTGTCAAACTGATGACCACATCTAATACAATAGAACATCTTATAATTTATATATAAAAATATAAAATTTTTTCTATAAAAAAACGGCCACTGGTTATATACCGGTATATAAAGGTGGAACTTTTTTTGGTCATAAATCCGGCCGCTAATAAAATTTTCTAACCATAAAAGTTTTTTAGAAAAGTTTAGTTTTATAAAAATTACTTATTCCCATAACAACTTAGACCTTTATAAAAATCGTTAGATATCTGTCTATATAATTAGAACTACCATTAGAATCTGGCTACCACAAATTTTGATATATGGAAAATCTTCTAGTTATCTATATTAATTCTATTATAATTCTATATATATAACAACATGTCTCAAGAACAATTTAAAAATGCCTTATTATCATATGCTGGTTTATCACCATTAATTGATAGACTACACGAAGAATACCTTATCCGTGAATATAATCCAAGCGATTTCGACTTAGAATACTTTTATAACCAAAAAGAAAAACTTTGTATTAGGTTCCACCAGTGTATATTAGAAGATAGATTAACCAAGGAAGAAATGAAAGACCTTGCTTATAGATTAGTTTGGATATTCTCTAAAAAATACGCGTCTATTTTAGATGAAGAAAAAACTGTTGGTCATTAAAAATCCCTAATAAATGTTAGTTTAATAAAGTTTCCCTTAGAATAGTATTTAAAACCCATAATAAATTTTATAATATAGCAAAAATCATAAAAATGAATAAATAAACATATATACCTAATAAAAATGCTTTACTAATAAATCTATACTAAACTCTTAGTCTAAATCTATTATAATTTAATAAAATCTTAAAAAAATAAGGTTTAGGCCTTTATAGCCACATAGGCTTTATCCCTCTACTAACTTTGGAATAACTACCTTGGTCTCTATATCATCTAGGTGGTCTAAGGCTTTCTTAGGCGCATTTCTATATCTTAAGAATACACTGATAATATGGGCTGGGGAGTAGCTATGGTTATTTCTTTTTTATATTATAGATTAGTCAGAGTCTATATAAGTTAATATAGGTAAACAACTACTATTTCTATTTAAATAAAAACCTATATCTTATTAGTAGATAAATATGAATAATCTTGTTAAAAACTATCTACTGGCAACCCCATCTATTTTCAAAGTAAAAAATGTTATACATTCAAACTATAAAGGTAAAATAGACCACGCGGCATTTCGTTTTTTAAAAAACTCTAATATTAGTAGTTCATATACTTTACAGCCTGAAATATATATATTTGAAAAGTATAATGCGCAAGCCAGATGGTATAAAGATGAAAATCAAATCATCCCAAGGCTATTTATAAGCAGATATATGGGAAAAGATGTGCCACTTATAAATAACTATTCTGATTATGAACGGATTAACAATATAAATCAATATTTAGCCTGGACTATACTATTTGAAGGACATATTAATCATTTAGCTTTAGAAGTTGATGATATTGAACAGGCTACAGAGAAATGTATTAAGGCGGGTATAAAAATGAACTACGAAGGTGGTTTATATAAAGTATCTGGTGATAAACTATTAATGCAGACAGCTACTATGGCAGAACCATTAAAATATACATTTAGAGATGGTAAAACTCATTATGTTCCTTATGCGTTTGTAGAGTTAGTCGAAAGAAAAAGAGAAGGGTTCGAACAAGATAATGCCCAGAGGATATTTTCTAGCACATCAAAATAATAAAAAAAACACAGTTCTTATAGGAAATAGCCAAGAGATATGCCATCATCTCAATATAGAATTCATCTTAGTAGCTAACTTGCTAGCCCATCCAAGGTTACCATTAGTTTGTTGGGTATTCTTTGTAGCTCTTACAATTGTGTCTTCTTGTTTAGCTAACTCATCTATTGTATGTTGGGCGATCCCTTCTGATTCTATCAATTGTTGTCTAGAGTTCATTAGTAAGCTAAGTCTATTTTTAGACTGTAGCCATTGAACAGATCTACCCGCATGTTCTTTTGGACAACCAAATAGCGTTTCTAGTTTTTCCTTTTCTAATAGCTGCTTAAACGTTTTTAGCTGGGATTGCTGGTCTTTAGTCATAGGACATGCCTCTATAGTTTTAATTAAATCACTTGCGTCACTGATATCATCCATACTAAGTGGATTTCTAGCTAAGACTGTGCTTAGCTCTACTAAATAGTCAACTGCTAACATATGTATAGTTTATATATAATATAGTATAGATATGTTTTAAATAAATCAAAAATTTATAAAAATCCACATATGGCAAAAAATTAATTTTTGATATTTTATGTTAAAACTTTTTATATATACATTATTAGAACACTATGGAGTTTCACCATATATCTAAACTATGTGACCGTATCTATTTTGGGAAATTTCCCTGTAAACAAACCATGTTAGAACTAGAACCATTAGGAATTACCCATTTTATAGACTGCGTGACTACCGGTGAATATATATTTAGAAATATTCCAGAATATAATTTACCAGAACATATAGAAAGAATACATTTTCCTATAG